TACCGAACGGGTTGGCACGTTCCATCGGAAGGTACTTAATAACCTGCACAGCGTTCAAACGTAGTGACACGCTTTGGTTTCCCCCAAAGTCATATGGCACCAACTTCACGGCGATGTTAACCGTACTGCCAGTGGTCAACTGGAAGTCTTCTGCTAACCCGCTACCCTGTGAATCGTACTGAGCAGGCTTATCGGTTGCCTGACCATTATACGCGCCCTTCAATGTGGCTTTGTGCGTATATGTACCGTTATCATCCTTTACGAATGGGTTAGATAATTTCTCTGCCCACTTGTCCTCGCGGTTTGCCATGTAGCTTGCGCTCATAGCCTTGAACAAACCCTTCGCCGCAGCGCTATCCATACGAAACTGGATAGAAAATTCCGCGTTGGTGTCACGCGGACCGCAGGGCATACTGCGGTTAACCTTTTTATCAAACGCATAGGTTTGGTCTATGCGCGGCCATAGAGCTTCAACGCCCTCAATTATATATGTATCAGCCAATGTCGTTCTCCTTTTCTGACTATACGTCTACATCAGCATCGAAATCAAATTCTAGCTGTTCTTCTACAGGCTCATTGCGTATCTCGGCCTGTTCTTCTTCCTTGGCTTTGCCCGTTAAGGCTGCGGTCACAGAAGTCTTATTAAAACGGTATGTGTTACCGATCTTAATGTACGTGGACTTAGGGATATGCCCCTGTCGTACCCACGCACGGATAGTAGAAATGGACACTGCGAAATGCTTCGCCAAATCTTCTATTGGTACAAATGGTTCTGCCATTATTTTTTCCTTACTGATATAACATACTCGGTGTCTACGTTCATGCCTTTGGGCATAACGTCTGGGTTCTCCTCCAAAAACTGTTTGATGTTGGTCTGGTTCAGCCGCCTGTCTAGGAACTCAGGTACATCATGCTCCTTGATGAAGCCGTACATTTGTTCCCAATCACTGGTCCAATACTTGGTTTTGCTAGACCGAAAAAACAAACCTTCAGAGGTTCTAACGCTTTCGACTTTGTGGTTCTCACAGTAGTCTAGCAGCGCGTTCTTCAAGATTTCCTGTTGGCGTACCAACACTCCATCTTCTTCTTTGTACCGTGCAGATAGCTCCGCTCTTTTTGCCCGTATCTTTATATAGGCTTTGGTGAGCTTATCTGCAGGGATGTCGGACGTATCCTCCATATGCGTTCTCCTAGTTAACGAGAATTACACTTTAGTTATTAAATGTAGCCTAGTCAAGTAATTCTTTGTAAAGGTCGATCATTTTTGTGTGTACGTCTATTCTGTTATTCAATAGTGAATAAATACGCTTTTCCACGGCAGAACCTTGTAGCTGCACGACTGTACAACGATGCTTCTGACCTGACCTATGAACCCTAGCGTTAGCTTGAGCGTATGTTTCTAGCGAAGACGTTGGCCCCCACCACACCACAGTATTGGCTGCTGTTAACGTAACACCATGTGCTGCCGACTGCGGCTGGATTACTAGCACCCTTGGATCGGGGGTGTTCTGGAACCGTTTAAAGATGTCGGTTCGCTTGGCTACGGGCACGTCCCCTCGTATTACTTCCGTAGATATACCGTCATTACGCAACTTATCTGTTAGTATGTCAATGGTGTGTTTGAACGGTACGAACACCAATACCTTTTGGCTGCTCTCATCCACGACTTCTTTCAGCACCTTATATCTATGCTTGATGTCAAACTCTAACGTATCACCTTCGTCGGTGTAGACCGCCCCTGCAGATATTTGCAGTAGCTTGTTCATAATGATCGCCGCGTTCATAGCGGTTACCTCATCGTCACCCACAGTCATGGTCATGCTTTTCTTGAGCGTGTTGTAGTATTTCTTCTGCTGTCGCGTCAGTTCAACATGGCGGTTCGTATATGTCATGTCAGGTAGATCAAGACATTCTTCTTTGGTGAACCGTATGGCAGGTTGTAGAATGTTAAACACTAGATCCGATGCGGTAGGTTTGACCACCCACCTAAACTGCGTAACCTTTGTCATAACCATATCACGGAAAGACCCAAAGAACCTCGGCACAGATTGCGGGTCAATAAGTTTGGCTAGACCGTACGCATCTAACGGCGACTGCGCGGCAGGTGTACCTGTCATCATCCAAAGCCAAGTATCGTCACCCACTAACTTGTTCAACACCTTCCACCGTTTGGACTGCGCGTTCTTGTAGTGCGTAGCCTCGTCTACAATGACCAGATCAAACCCACCGTTGGCGATGTCGTCCGCTACAATCTCAACACCGTCATAATTTATTACGACAAATTCAGAACCCTGCTGGATTATCTCGCGGCGTTTCTTCGACGCGCCATGCGCTATCGACACACTGCGGTGTGGCGCAAAGGTAAACAAGTCTTCGCGCCATGCGCTATCCATAATCGACAGGGGGCAGATGACCAAAACACGTTTGACCTTGCCCTGTTTCATTAGGTAGTCCGCTGCCCAAATAGCCGAGGCAGTCTTACCTGTACCTTGCTCGTTAAAACAAAACGCTTTTGGGTTCATGGTCAGGAAGGCCGCTGTCTTCTTCTGGTGGTCGAACGGTGCGTGTTTGCCTGTCCATGTGTACCTACCGTTGATGGGTGATGGCACGTTTATGTTCAACTTACGCAGAGTATGCGCTTCGTCTATACCCCACTTGACCAAGACTTCATGGTCCTGCACTGGTCTGCTTTTTGGTATCGTTTCAGTGACACGTTTTGGGTTGCGCAGCTTGAGTAGCAGCGCCTTACCATCCACTATTCGCATGTGTTCTCCTTTCGGGCAACTGCCCGAATTATTTTTTCTTCTTGTAGTTCCGTGCGCGGTTCTTACTACGGCTTTCGATTGTCACACCGTCTTTATTAGAACCACCTTTTGACAAGGCTTTCTTGTGACTGATATCTTTGCCTTCGCGTTTATCAGCTTTACCGTTCTTGTTTTTATCCACACCGTTCTTGTCCATAGCACGACGAGCACGTTGGCGTTCCATCCGAGCTTCAAACGGTTTGCTACCGACAGGTTTGTTCTTTTGTTTGGGGCGGTCTTTGGGGTTTTTATATGGCATCAGTTGGCTCCGTTATGGACACATTCAATGATAGGACAGTAGCGTCTGCATAACCCATTAGGTCGTGCGTTCCACATGTCTTCTTTTGCTGCGGTTTCCATCTGCCCATACTTACCGAGCCACTTCTCCCACAGCTTAGACTTATCATACTCCATGTAGGTGTCTTTTACCAAGTCATTACATACAACAAATAACAATGCTGCACGTACCTTTTTGACCTGTGGGTAACGTGCCATGAGCGCGAGAGCCATTAACTCTAGCTGTCCTTTGTCTGCGTACTTGGCGGATTTGCCTGTCTTGTAGTCCACAACAGTGGCTACTTCATCGTCTAGTATTACTAGGTCAGCAATACCACGAAACCAAACGTCAGAAGCGTAGAAGTCACAAGCCTCTAGGTTCTCCGTCAAGCCCATCTTTATCTCGCACAGCTTTTCACCCTGCCTGTCCTTCAAAGATGTTAGGGCTTTCTTCGCATAGCTGAACTTCGCGGGCACGGGTGTGCCTTTACCAATAAAGTCTTCGGCCATCTTATGGAACTCGTTACCGTACAATATGGCCTCGGTCTGCACGAACGGCACCTCTTTCAAGATGTGTTTGTGGTAATACTGCTTCGGGCATTGCTCAAAGTCTTTGATCTTACTGAAGGACCACGGCCATACTTTTGTCACTCACATTCTCCATATGATTTGCCTGTTCCGCTTTCACATGTGATCGGTAATCCATCAGCCCACTTAGGTGTTTGGCTCATACATTCTTCGACATATGCTTGCGCTTCATCCAACTCCTCGTCGGTTACACAGGCCACAATACTGTCATGTACAGTTAGCACAACTTTGTATCTCTTGGCAAGAAGTAACATTTGATGTCCTATGATACAACGTGCAATAGCTTGGCACACGTTCTCCACCACCTTACCGCCGTATATACGCTTTGCGCCTCTGCGTGTTTTGTATGTGTACTCGGGGCCACGTTCACCCTGCTCTGCGACTAACCCATGATAGAACATAGGTAGGCCAGAAGGTAAAATTATTGAGCTGGTAGATGCGTCCACTTTTAACACGCCTTCACGCCCAAAGTTTAGACTATCCCCACGCTGCATGTGCTGCACCATGTTGTTCGCGGCTCGCCACAAGGAACTGATTGCGCCGTTGGCATCGCGGTATACTTGTATGATGCGCCGTGCTTCTTCCAACTCTATGTAGACGCCCATGCCCTGTAGCTGTGCTTGGAACTTGACTGCACCCATACCGTAACCTGCGCCAAGAATGGTAGTCTTACCCACAAACCTCTGGTCTTTGCTTACCCCATCTACTGGCACGTTATAGATACTGGACGCCATATACTTATAAACGTCCTCGCCATCCGCGAACTGTTTGGTCAAATCATTTTGCCCTGCAAGCCACGCCAATACACGCGCTTCGATCTGAGAACTGTCGCAGTCTATCAGAGAATGTCCTTCGGGTGCGATAAGGCTTTGCTTTAGCTTCTTACCGTTTGGTCCACGGCTCGGTAGGTTTTGCAGGTTGATCTTATCATCGCCACCCCACCGTCCAGTATGCGCAGCGTAATATCTTACAGGAACGGGCAGAAGCCCACGGTCTGAAATGTCGATAAACCTTTGGGTACGTGTTTCTTCTAACGTAGACTTACTACCAAGACGTGCCGCTACTAACGACTGCACACGATCATCCTCATGTTCTAACAAATGTTTGAACGCTTCGTCATTCTTGGCAAACGCGAATGTTTCTTTGCCCGTGGTCAGGCTCGTCTTCATCGGGGGCTTGACCCCAAACCCTTTCAGCAACTCCGCGAACTTCGGGTTGGACATAAGGTCTTTCTTATCTTCTACCCCCGCATCAGATAGCAGTTTGGTCTTGCGATCTTTCACATCTTGAAGGTGCGACTGCAACAACTCACGATCTAAACCCAAGGTAGGTTCGGTAAACATACGCAGGGTAGCGTCTATCAAACGTAGTTCCTGCTTAGGGAACTGTCGGGCCATCCTGCTAAAAAGTTTATAGGTGAGGTCTACATCATTGATGCAGTAGTCGCCGTACTCCGCTAAATCTACGGGTCCAAAATCTCCACGCCGTTTGCCGAGTGCACGTACGACCTCCGTCCCTTTAATGCCGAGATTGTATCTTTCAGATAACGCCGCGAGACTTGCGCGAGCTTCAGTCCCATGTAAAGCACGGGCGATACACAAAGTATCGGTATACATCCGAGGACAAATACCAAAACGCCAATTAAGAATGGCACCATCAAACATAGTATTATGGCAAAGTACCATAGCTTCTTCCCAGTGGAAGGCTCCGAGGTACTGTTTAAGTTGTTCATGCGTTCCACTAGCCCACTCCGTTTCTCCATCATTTACTTTGACAGCCACGCCGATCACCTCAAAACGAGGATCACGGACGTAGGCTTCTGTTGTTAACTTAGACAGAGAATAATCCCTGTCGTAATAGGTTTCAAAATCTACCGTAATAAGGTCCATCAGACCTTACCCACTATCTCGCCACCACATGCCATGTAACCACATGCGTCCACCCAGTTGTCTGGATGTGACGGGTTCGACTTTATACGCGCAGCTTTCAACAGCGTCATCATCACAGCTACATCTGTGGCGCTTACGTCCACACCTAGATGCACCGACCAATACTTGCCTATGGTGCTGAAGTTATCTTCCATGTTGCCATGGTCAGCCGCACGATCTTTGGTCACATATTCTTTGGCGGTATCTAGCACCTGCCCACGCGTAACCCTACGTGCTTCCTTTTCAAACACTTCGTCTGGTGTGCCGATCTTCTTTAGAAGTCTATGAACGTACCCATAAGACGTGTTAGTTGCGTCTGCGATTTCCCTAGCTTTCGCTGTAGGGTTTTCTACCTTGTACGCCCATATCCTATCCGCGTACGGTGATCCTTTCTTAGCCATGCCGTTCTCCTATCTTGGCAAATCGTATTTATTTTTTAATGTTGACGCCCATTTTCGGCTTATGCCCATTATTTCTGCGGCGTCTCCCAACGTCATTTTACGCTGCAACATGCGGTTCAGCACTTCAGCGTCCTTCGTCAATTTTAATTTGTTTTCTCCTTTCTTGGGTCTGCCACCTTTAGCACCGTTCTCTCTATTCACGGTGTTGTTTATGTACCGAGTGTTGTATACCAACCGTGGATTTTCTTTCCTGTCTTTTTTGACCTGTTGCTCCCACGCCTGTCGATACAACTCCTCGTATTTTATACGCTCGTATTCATTCATATTTTTATACCGTGGTCACGCAGCGTTTTGACATAGTTATCAAGCTCCTCACGCGCAGCCCAAAGTTCCTGTTTTACGCGGGGCCGCGCGTCCGCACGGTGCTGTTCATCCTGTAAGTTATCAACCTGTCGCTTCAACCATTTTAGGTTTGCTTCTTGAAACGTAGATAGCTGCTCGTCACCCATAGGTTCCTCCATTGTTAAAGTGGTGCCCTGTGTGGTGCACAGGGGCTAACCATGACGCGGTTTCTTCGGTACGATCACAACACTACAAGAAAGGTATGGAGGGTGCTGCTCGTACTGCTGTGGTTTTCGCGGGACAATATCCATAAACCCGCAACCCACTCACAGCTTGGGTTATTAACTCTTAACATCCTTCAGTATACGGGCAGCTAGGTCCATGTTGGTTTCGTTGATAACCAAAGCCACGCCCCCTGCTCCCAGTATTTCCTTCAGGTTTTTTTCTTGCAGCGGTGTAGGTTTATTCTTACCCGCTTTACATTCAATACCTATAAATTTACCGCCAAGACACGCTATGATGTCGGGTACACCACTACGCCCGTAACCACCTGTTACAGGGTAAAAGTAGTACGCACCTGCTTCTTTCAGCATAGCCACCACTTTCTTTTTAACTTTTGCTTCGGGTGTCATTGTCGTTCTCCATTGATACCAGTAGCGAGGAGCCGTGACCCCTCGCCGTTTCGGGCAGTTGCCCGAATTTATTTGTAGACCCAATAAGTATATGGCCCTAGTCTACTACCCACTCCATCCACATCGGTAAGAGGAGGTGGTACGTCCAACATCATAAGCACAGACAATCTGTACTGCACCCATGGCGGTAGATCGTCTACAGACATATAATAGCCTTTTAAGTCTGCGTCAACACAATTCATACCTATACATGCCACTTGGACAGTTTTGGTGGTATGGTGTATCTGTATGTTGTAAGTGATGTCATTGGTTGGTGTCACAGTGTAACACCTCACACGTAGAGGTAAAACGTATGGGCATTTACTTTGTATCCCACACCCTCTACGAAGTGACCATCCTCACACATACTCATAGCAGCGCACTTGTGTTGCATATCTTCCGACAGTTCGTCTGGTTCGTAAGACCGCGCCATCTCTATTTCGGGATGGTAACTTCTAGTCACATCTTTGATACGCGCAAAGTTAACCACTTGTTTACCCCATCGCTCGGCAATGTTCACAAAGTCCATAGGAACAGCCCGATCTCTGAACCTGTTGGCTTCTTCCTGTTGCTCAAACATAGTATGCACGGCAGCATTAAGTTCTTTGTCGATAAACGTATGACCAGACTGCACCATAGTTCGTAGCTCGGCCATAAGTCGACCTGCGGCTTTCTTGTCCGAACCGTAGCCGCGTGTGTTTATCCCCACCGCTTGTATGGCTTCGTCGTAATCGTTCCGCACAGTGTTCTTGAACTTGTTTACCTCTTTCGTAACACCGCCTACCAAAGCGATAGCGCACTCACCAACAGTATAAGATACAAGATGTCTCTTAGCATGTTTCACGGCGGTATCCATGTGGATCGCCATACGCATGTTGTGTTGGTTTCCACTGCTACAATACTTCATATTCTCAATACCACGCGCGCACACGATGAACTTGTTATCCCCATGCACACTGGTCGCAAAGTCGCCGTACCCGATGTAACCCATAGTCATCAGGTCATCCTCGCGGTACACATGTACTGTCTTATCACAGCGCGGTATGGTCTTTACGCGTAGCGTTTTCTCTATTGCACGGACGAACTCGTACAGTTGAGGTTTCACATGCTCATCTTGTTCGTGCGATACGCACCCACGCTCACGCATATATTCAGCCGCATATCCTTTGGCGGCGTCCACTGTTGTATGACTTATAGACATTTTTT